AAAGCTAAAAAATTTAGCTTTTTCTGTGACCAATTTAGGGCTAGAAAAGCCTAAAAAGGTTCAACATCAGGGCATCACATCTTACGATGTATTTGCAGATTGCCAAGCCAATTTGCACCATCGGTCAGAAAGCGAAACTAGGGTCGAAAAACTAGGGGTAGCTTTTGGCTTCGGGGCATCAATTCTGATTGTATGTTTGTCTGTTTTTCTGTTTGCCTGAAATGCAGAAAATCACATTCCCGACAAAATCACTCGCGCAGGGATGCGAGTACAAACCCGCGGCACTTACCGACATTCAATGCACTTGGCGCAAGTTCGGTTGGATGCCTTTGGCAGAAGTTATTGCCAATGAAGAAGCCAAAAGCACCGTCAAGCGGGCTAAAACACCTAAAGAGGCTACCCATGTTTAACCCAACTTTAGGCCAACAATTACGCGATCAACAGCTAGATATGTTTGAAGTTAGGGATTCTGAATTCCTAGAACATTGCCGTTCCCTTGCCATGCAGATAGCCAAAAGGCACGGTGAAGTGTCAATTAACGACATCCGCAAACACTTACAAGTGCCTAGCGGTGTCCATCCATCGGTTCTAGGGGCAGTATTTAGAACCAAGCAATTTCGCAAGATTGGGCATTGCGAGGCTTCGCACAAAGAAGCCCATGCCCGCATCGTGCGCGTTTACGCCCTAGCTGATTGAGGGGGACAAGATGGCGGGAAAATTAACAAACGATAAGTCAATGAGCGCAAGCCGCTTACCGGCTTTGATGGGCTACTCAAAATATTCAAGCCCCAATGATGAACTTCAATACAGCTTTAATGCCATTGATGGTTTAGAACGCCCCGACATTGGCAATGAAGCGATGTCGTGGGGGAATACCCTTGAGCCGGTCATTTTGGCTGAGTCAGCAAAAAGGTTGGGCATCAAAATGTTTGACACCGACATACGGCAAGCCTATACGCACGCTTGCTTGCCCCTTCAATGCTCATTGGACGGGATAGGCGAGGGCGAGGGCCAAACCATTGTTAGCGACCCTGCCAAGGGCATTTATGTCGTTGGTCAAGAAAGCATTGTTTTGCGCGGCACGGGGGTTTTAGAGGCCAAGCTAACTAAAGCCTACCCTGAAGATACGCCCGACCTTGCCCGCGGCCCAATTCAATTGCAAGGGCAAATGCTTGTGACAGGCCATCAATGGGGCGCTGTTTGCGTACTGTATTCGGGTATGCAATTGCGCGTGTTCCTGTTTGCGGTTCATTACGAAACCCAAAAAGCCATTACTAAGGCCGTGCTTGAATTTCAAAGCAAGTTAGACAAGTACAGCGCAACGGGCGAACTAGATTGGTACGCACCGACAACAAGCGCAGAAGTAAACCGCCTGTTTCCAACGGCGCACAAAGAAGAAATAGAACTAAATGGCAAAGCTATTGAATTGGCACAAACAATTTTAGACAAAAAGTTAGTGATTGCGGCTTGCGAGTCGGCGATTGACGATGCAGAAATGAAGCTAAAGCAAATGCTTGGTGATGCTGAAAAAGCAAGGGCAGGGCAAATGATTATTGCTTGGCCCATGCGAAATTACAAAGATGCGCCGGAAAAACTAATGCCCGCACGCAAAGCATATTCAGTTCGCCAATCAAACATTAGCATTAAGGAGTTATCAGCATGAATCAAACAAGAATTCAAGCCGCTTACCAAATGGCGGTTCAAACAATGATGGAAGCATCGCCCGAAATGCCGCGTGAAGTAGCTGTAGCGGCAGTTGAGGCCATCGCCACTTTGGTTATTGCAACCATTGCAGAAGAATTAGATAACGATGAGGCCGACAATGCAGTTAAGCACTAACAAATCCTTTGCCCCGACCACGCTGTCGGAGGCCATTTCCTTTAGCGAAATGTTGGCAAGTTCGTCAATGATTCCTAAACAGTTTCAAGGCAAGCCTGAAGATGTATTAGTTTGCGTGCAATGGGGTTGTGAAATAGGTTTAGCGCCCCTGCAAGCCTTGCAAAATATAGCGGTCATCAATGGTAAACCTAGCATTTACGGCGATGCGGCAATGGCCCTTGTACAAGCCTCAAACGTCTGTGAAGATGTAGAAGAATACTTTGAGGGTGAGGGAACGCCAAACCCCATAGCTGTATGCGTTGCGCGGCGCAAAGGGCGCAAGGCCGTTACGGTTAAGTTTGGCATCGATGACGCAAAGCGGGCAGGTTTGTGGGGCAAACAAGGCCCGTGGTCAATGTACCCCAAGCGCATGATGCAAATGCGTGCGCGTGGGTTTGCTTTACGCGATGCGTTTCCCGATGTATTGCGCGGCCTAATTACAAGTGAAGAAGCGCAAGATTTTGTAGAAAGTCAATTACCCGCACCGGTTGCTAAACCCGCTAACCCGCTAGATTTGGTTGCGCCTAGCAAGGTTGCAATACCCGAACAAACAATTGACCCAATGGTCATAGAAGAAACGGTTGTGGAAAGACAACCCGAAATACTTGCCACGCAATTTCCCTTGTTTGTGCCAAACAAAGATACACCGCACGCATACTTTGAGTCGTTAGAAACTTGGCAAGATGGTTACGAAAACATTGCTGAAAAGACAGCGCAAGCCGGTGCGCGACCGGCACGGGAACGCATGACATTACTACGGGAACTTAAAGAGGCCAACGAACCCATGCTAAAGGCCATTGACACCGTTGTCAGGGCTAGGCATACACAAGCATACCAACAGCGTATTCGTTCGCTTGGCGCGGCTATTTAGCGGCAACGCCTTTTGACTTTTCAAAGCTACGCATACCGGCAATACCCAAAATGCCCGACAGCATGACCCAAAGTTGTTCGGCATCTAACAGCGGCGGGGGCGACAAGTCTGCCGGTATCAAGCCCGATGCCTGACCCCATTTCCAACCCCAACCCATTAGCGGGTAAAGCAAAAATTGGTAGGCTAGGGCGGTTGCACCAATCCAACCTACCGCGGGTCGCCAACCACTTACAAACAAGTTTTGGTTCTTAGCTTCTTCTTTATTGACGCTAATTTGCGCCATGTCGCCCGCTTGGTCTAACCGCTTTTCTTCCAAATCTAGCTTGCGGCTTTCAAGTTCCATTTCCAACCGTTCTTTGTCGGTTGTAATTAGGTCGCCCGCTATCTTACCTACCGATTCAATAATGCTACCCATGTTTAATAAATTCATCATTTCAACCCCGCCATTGTTCGGTTAATCCAACCCAATAAAAACTTTGATTGTGTGCGGTTCTTATTGCAAATTTCAGCATACCTAGCAATTTTTGTCAGCGCGTAGGATTTGCGAAAGTCGCTTGGGTTTTGGTTGTTTAGCAGTTCAACAGTTTTAGGGCCAATGCCGCCATCAGGCGTAGCACCAACCACTAATTGGGCTAACTTAATGCCCATTGACATTCCCGCGTTAACGCCAAAGTTAAATATGCTGTTGGCAATGTCCTGTTCGCGTATTTCATCGCCGCGCATCTTGTCCCAAAATTCTTGCTTGTAAAAGTCGCGCACTAAACCGGTTAAAGCACCGCCCATTTCTTTGCGGTCAATGTAAGGCCAACCTAGCCAATGCGGGTTTTTGTTTCGCGCAATGCCCGCGTAGGTTGCGCCGCCTGTATCGCCTTGAACTTCATGCAATACATAGCCGCCTTCGTCTTTAATCATTTGCTCAAATGCGGGTAAAAAATCTGCCATGATTTTCCTTATACAAAGATTTGAAATCGCCTACGGTCGCCAAACATTTTTAATTCAATCGTGTTATCTCTACCGCGCTTGTTATAAAGTTCAACGTCATATTCGTATTTCTTTAACGACACCTTGTGCGCGTTTAATGCTTGCCTGTATTCTTCTTGCACTTTTTCTACGGCCTTTTCAAAAGCAATAGTTCTTATTTCATTTTTAGGCATCACAACGGGATACCACTTGTCTAAAATAATCATTTCTTGGCCTCTGAATATCCTTTAATGATTGCCTCGCGCAAAGTTAGGTTGTCAGCAGTACCCGCCCAATGCGCCAAATTGTTGAACATCAATACATAGTCGGTTTGTTTGCAGTAGGGCGCGTTAACTTTTAACCACGCCATCATTTTTAAATAGCGTTCTGTTGGGTCATGTACCGTGTAGCCAATGCCGTAGAACTCGCGCACATAACAGCCATCTTTGGCGACCGCACCGGCAATCACCAATACAAATAAAAGTATGAGCCATTTCATTCATCTGCCATGTCCGTAGCGGCTAAGTTAATTCTCGTTTTAAGCGCGGCAATGTCTTCTACTTTGTCTTTGAATCCGATGGCAACGTAACCGGCAAATTTGCCCATATCCGGCGGGATAGAACCGCGGCACATAAACTTTACGCCCGCCTTTACGCCCCATTCGCCTACTTTGCTTGACGGGTTAAAGTCTTCGCATAGCACTTCGCCGTTTAGCATCGCAACCATTGCGGCATTGCGGTCGGCAGATGCGTTAAACAGGGATGTAACCGTGCCTTCTATTGCCTTTTCTCGCGTACCGTCAGCATTTAACGCTAATACAGTCGTGCGCGAATTGCTTGCTAAGTTTGCTTTGTGAACCAGTAGCACTAAACCGTCAACATCTTTTAGCAATGACTTGGCGGGCGGTATTAAATCTTCTTGCTTTGCAAGTTGCGGCATTTTGTCTTGCGTGGTAATGGCGTGCAAAATTACTTGGCGGCTATCCCAAGCAAAGTATCCGGAAAAACACAACGCCGATAACAAAATGACCGTGAACAATTTAAACGGGTTATCGACCCATTCGATGAGGCCAATCACTTTGCCCAATGCAGATTCATCTTTTTTGGGCGCAGATTGGGCAGGAACGGTTGGGGCAACGGTGACGTTTACTTGCGTGCGCGATGTAGCCCGCTTAACGGGCGCTACCTTTGCAGGGGCTTTTATGGCCTTTGTAGCTGTTTTTTTAGCCGTGACCATTGCAAGCCTTACCTTTTACTTTAAAAGCGTTAGCGATGAATAAATAACGCCGGTCATGCCAAGCAACATTGCGCCACAAGCCTTAATCAAAATACCTTCTAAGCGTTTAATACGCGCACAAAGCATTTCATACCGTAGGGTACAAATTTCTTCGTGGCTGTTTAGCCTTGCTTCAATTTCGGTCATAAATTTATCAAATGGTTAGTTTGAGATTTGTACAGTTTCAACGCTATCAAATGTTGTGAAATCAGGATTCATAAACTGCAAATTGTTGCGTAGTCTTTGATCGTTAGGGTCTAATTTTATGGCTTCTTTTAAATGTGTGGTTGCCTCATTAGTTAGCCCTAAATTCCAAGCGGAAATGCTTGCCAAATCCCAAGGTTGTGCGCCCCAAACATCAGGGTTCATTGTGTACACCAATTGTTTATCTTTTATTTCAAGCGCAGATTTTGCCGCGGAATAACATTCAACCCAAAGGCTACGGCGGTAGCAGAACATCGCCAATTCGCACCACGGTTCGCGGGTGTTAGGCGCTTCAGCTATTGCCAAGCGATACCACTTGTGCGCTTCTACCGATTGCCCTAATTCGTCATGTGCTTTACCTAACAAACGCATGGCATAACACCGTTCATTTTGCCAAGTGGCTTCAGGCATTGCAAGGTAGTCATTTAAGGCTGTAATGGCTTCTTGCCATCTAGCATAAAAGGTTAGTTCGCGTGACCGATAAAACGCATTGCGAGGACATCTAGGGTCTTCTTTAACCGCAAGGTCAAGTAGCGGCATATATTGACCGCGTGACTTTGTATTGTCGGGCAAGTGCGTAACCAAAAGCATATCGGTATGCGCGTAAATTTCTGTGATGCGTCCATCAGGGCGCGGGTACTCATGCACGGGGTGATGCCAATGGTAGCCGTGACGGTGATGTATCTTTTCATAGAAGAAACTGATGCCGCAACCCCAATCAAATTTGTATCGTAAGCGCGTTGTGCTTTCTTGCCATACCCGTTCAATTTCTTCGCGCCAACCGTCCATCATTACTTCATCAAGGTCTAACGAAATACATACGTCAATGTCACGCGGTAGCAACGCTAAAGCGGTATCACGCGCTTTATCAAATCGCCACGGGCTAACGCAAATGTCGTGAACTACTGCGCCGTTTTCTATTGCAAGTTCTACAGTTCTGTCAGTAGAACCAGTATCGGCAATCAAGATAATATCGGCATCTGTAGCAGAATCGCAAAAACGATTTACAAATTCTTCTTCGTTTTTGCTGATTGCGTAAACTGCTATCTTTAATTTTCTTGTCATGTTTTGTATTGTGTTAAGTTCGTTCAACCCACGCTAATTGTTCTTCATTCCATGAATAAACTTTTCCGTCAGTTGGTGTTGGCGTTGGTGCTTCCCAATGACAAGATGTTTCGTTTAACAACCAACTTGCAAATGGCTTGGGCGCAATAAACGCATCACGGATTGCATCGTATGTGTAACCAATGCCCGCGTAATTCTTGCGTATTGGTGTACCGCCATTTCTATGAACACCGCCATAAGTGTTGTAACTTGTGCGTTTGCAAGGTTGACCACGAAACTCACCGTAGTGTTGTTCCCAATCAATGCCGCCCTCGCCTTCATCTTTACCAGTAATAACTTCGGTAACGATGTTGTTTGTATCTAAAAATGCGTAATGTGCCATAAGATTAAACAGTAACTATTCCTGTACCCGCAGTAAATGTATAAATAGTGTTTCCACTAGCAGTTGTTTTTGTATATGTTAAACCACCATCAATATTTGTTAAATCACTAAATGATGATGGGTAAGAAATAATAACAATACCTGAGCCGCCAAATCCTGGCCCGCCTCCACCCGCACCCCAACCACCACCACCGCCGCCAGTATTTGCAGTTGCGTTTTGCCCTTGTCCATTATTGCCTAATCCACCCCCTGCGCCACCACCACCAAGACCACCCGCGCCACCAGTATGGTTTAAAGACCCGTATGCGCCACCACCACCACCGCCCGCTAAATAATAAATTCCACCACTTAATTGACCTCTTGTTGAACCTACAATTGGGTTAGCAGAACCAGCACCACCCGCGCCGCCAGTAGTGCCACCACTAGTACCATTACCGCCTACACCGCTAGCCCCGCCTCCACCGCCACAATTGTAAGGATAACCTCCGCTACTTGTGCCGCCATTATTACCTTGAGATGGGGATGTAGCGGGTGTATTACCTAAACCAAAAGAATTTGTGTGAGCATAAGAAGCACCACCACCCGAACCACCATTTATACCTGTTATCCCTGACCCACCTTCTACTGATGGTGCGCCTCCCGCAGATGTTATTGAAGAAAAAACAGAATTAGAACCCGCCACACCAGTATAGCCGCCGCCACCGCCAACGGTTACTGTAAAAGAAGATGAAATAGAAAAAGAAGTACCCGACCTAAAGCCGCCCGCACCGCCTCCACCAGTTGTATCTTGACCACAAGCCCCGCCGCCCGCAACAACTAAATAATTAACCGTATTAGGTTGGTTGTTAAAACTTCTTTGGTTTTGAAATACTGCTTGTAATGCGCCACTCATGTCAATCCACTCCCTGAAATAAGCCAATCTACTGATGTAATTTTTATTGCAGTAGCAGAACCGTAAAAGGCTAAAGTGCGAGTACCCGTAGTACCCGTAGAACTTAAATACATTGTGTCGGATGTAATAGCGATGCTAACGGCAGTTGCAGTCATGTTAATAAATGTAATTGCCGTACCAACTGGAAAGGCAACAGAACTATTAGCGGGAATTGTCCAAGTAGCGGAACTACCCGTACCTCGATATATGTGTTTGCCCGCATCTGACAAAACCAATGTGTAACTGCTAGTTTGTGCGTTTTGAGGAATGTTTTTAAAACCAACGGCATTAGTACCGTCAACGGTACAAGAACTTAATGTGCCACTAGATGGCGTACCTAATGCACCACTTGGGGCAACATAATCTGTTCCCGCAACGGCATTATCCAATGCACCGCCTGAATTTGCTTTTAACAATGCCGTGCCGCTTGGGGGTGCAATGTAATCCGTTCCCGCAGTAGCCGCAGATATTGCTGAACCGTTACCTTTAAGAACGCCCGTGATACTTGTGGTTATGGTAATCGCAGGGGTTGTAGAATCTGTTGCTACCGTACCCGCAAAACCGTTTGCAGAAACAACAGATGCGCTTGTAACTGTACCCGCACCGTTTGTTGTCCATGTTGGAACGCTCGCGCCATTGCTTGTTAAAACTTGGCCCGCTTGACCCGCCGCAGTAAAGTTAATAGTTGTACCATCACCGACCGCAACCGTTCCGGCTGTGGGCGTATTGCTTCCATTGATAATTACTGTCATTTTGATTTCCTTTAATTAAAGAATGACCCATCGTTGACCGGTTGGGATTGTTACTGTCACGCCCGTGTTAACGGTGATTGGCCCAACCGCGGATGCGTTGTAGCCCGCCGTAATAGACAAATTGCTTGTTGCTGTATCTAGGTTTGGAACAAGTACGCCATAAACTACAGTTCCAGTTGCACCAGTAGGCCCTGTTGGGCCAACATCGCTAATACTAATAACACCTTGCATTAAAGAATGGTATTGGCAAACATAATACAAAGTGCTTGGCGCGTTATAAGGTACTGCAAACGTAATTAAACCAACAGCACTACCGTTGTTTGTTACGCCGGTGTTATATACATTGCCCGAACTGTACGCGCCCGATACTGTTTGTATCCAAAATGGATGACCACTTGCATTAACATTTAGCAAATAGGTAAAGCCGCGCAATAAATTTAGCGTTGGATTATTTGCGCCGTCAATGACATAGGCGTTTGATAGGCTATTTGTTACTTCATAAGTCCTACCGCCTGTTGTACCGGTAGGGCCAGTTACGCCTTGTATTCCTTGAACACCTTGTATGCCCTGTACACCTTGCGAACCGGTTGGCCCTGCGACACCCTGTATGCCTTGAATACCTTGCGCGCCCGTTGGCCCTGCAACAGTTGAATCAGCACCATTAGCACCGGTTGGGCCTTGTACACCTTGCGAACCAGTAGGGCCTGTAATGCCTTGAATACCCTGTGCGCCCGTTGGCCCTGTTGGGCCTACTACACCTTGAATACCTTGGTCGCCTTGTGCGCCTGTTGGCCCTATCGCGCCCTGTATTCCCTGCGCCCCTGTTGGGCCTGTTGCACCTTGTATGCCTTGAATTCCTTGAACGCCTTGGTCGCCTTGAATACCTTGTGGGCCAGTTGGCCCTACATTACCTTGAATGCCTTGCGTACCTGTTGGGCCTGTAGCGCCTACGCTACCCGTTGAACCAACAGCACCGGTAGGGCCTGTTACGCCTTGTGCGCCTGTCGGCCCTTGTGGGCCAACAATTTGACCGGCATCAAACCAAGCCGTGCCATTCCAAACATACAAGTTACCTTCGCTTGTAACAATGTAGGCATCGTTGGGTTGATTGCCGACAGTAGGTAAGTCGCCTACGTTGGCTACTTCACCTTTTAAAGTAATAGATGTACCTTGCGGGCCGGTGTTACCTGTTGGGCCTGTTGGCCCTGATGCGCCTGTATTGCCTGTAGTACCTGTTGGGCCTTGTACACCTTGTGCGCCTTGCGTACCAGTTGGCCCTGCAACGCCTTGTATGCCCTGAATACCTTGTATGCCTTGTGTACCTTGTTCGCCGGTTGGCCCTGCTACGCCTTGAATTCCTTGCGTTCCTTGCGGCCCTGTAGGGCCGACAGAACCAGTTGGCCCTGCTACTGTGCTTGCCGCGCCTTCTGCACCAGTAGGGCCTGTTGCACCATTAGCACCATTAGCACCAGTTGGCCCTGCAACCGTACTTGCCGAACCTGTTGCACCTGTTGGGCCTGTTGCGCCCACATTACCATTGTTGCCATTTGCACCGGTCGGGCCTTGAATACCTTGTATGCCTTGTATGCCTTGCTCACCTGTAGGCCCTGCAACGCCTTGCACACCCTGAATACCTTGCACACCTTGCGGGCCAGTTGGCCCTTGAATTCCTTGCGTACCCTGTGCGCCTGTTGGCCCTGTAGCACCAGTAGGGCCGACCACGCTAGATGGCGCACCAGTTGCACCAGTTGGGCCGACATTACCGGTTGCGCCGGTTGGCCCTGCAATGTTACTTGCCGCGCCTGTAGGCCCTGTTGGGCCGCTAGAACCGGTAGGGCCTGTAATTGATGTACCCGCAGAACCAGTTGCACCGGTTGGGCCTGTTGAGCCAATAGCGCCTGTTGGCCCTGTTGAACCTGTAGGCCCGCCACCTTGCGGGCCGGTTGGCCCTGTTGCGCCTGAAACGCCGCGGTCAACAACTACAGTTACGTTGCTTGCGGGTTGTACTTTTATTGATGTCATAAAACGATTACCCCATCAGAGCGAACTAAAAATAGTAAAAAAATAATTAAATCATCAGCGGGCGTTGTGCCTGATGCGGGCAAAGAAACTTTGACCCTTCCCGAATAACCAACGGTGTTACTCGCGTCAATTTCTAGTTCAATGTCATTGCTCATTAGTCCCCAAGCAGCCGCATCAATTACCAATGTGCAAGTTCCATTAAGCGCAACAATGTTTGTAACAGTTAAAGGAATTGCGGCAGGGGGCGGCTCGTAATCTGTAATGTCAAAAGTTAACCCGTTGCGCGTATCAATGATGTTTGACAATTCGCGGCGAACAATTTGTGCGTTGATTGTTGCGCCTGTTAAGTTAACAGGGGTGCTTGTAGATGGGTTGCTTTGGAATGTAAGATTCCAATAGGTTTGTTGCGACCATACCAATTCGCCCGCAAGAATTGGGTTATCAAATCCGCTTACTTGTGCAAGCGTATTTTTATTAAAGATAGCCATAGCGTTCCCTAAACTTAGTTAGAACATCCGCAATTCTTGCGGTTATGGTGTATTGTATTTTATAAATTTTAGCCGTTTATTTAAATAGGGGCAACGGGAAATACAACATTTACGGGAAAAGTTTGTTGTTGTGTAATATCTCTTAATTCTTGCCTATAAGTTGCCCATTTTTGGCTAGTTGCCGCGGGAACATCATTTACTTGTGTCCAATCGCAAGCGGCTAATAATTTGTTGCGTTTAATGCGAATTTGCATAGCGGCGGCATCGGCATCAAAAATAGGCGTAGGTTTGGCAACCGCTTGACCATTAGAAACAATGTAACCAATATCTGAAAACTCGCCTTCTATGTACGCTTCGCCATTGACA